GATTGGGTTAATGGGTTTGCTAAGAATGATAGGGAAAAACTATATGAGATCATGAAAAAGTTTGGCATAACTGAAACCGATCCTCGCATAGCTGACCCTGATGACAAGGCTCACCCCATCAAGCACATGCACAACATGATGAAGCTTAAGAAGCATCTACAAGACAACCCACATCACATGGAGGACCCAGACCATCAGCCTAGAGTTAATTCTGCTCCAAAGTCTACAAGTTCTACTAAGACTAGGGCTGAGGTAGGTGGTAACTCTATTGATGGGGTAATGAAAACCCTCAGCAGGGCTGAACTATATTCCCTGATGAAAACACATAACATAGCTGATTCTGACCCTCTGGAGTCAGACCCAGACAACAAGACTAATCCTATCAAGCATATGCATAATATGATGAAACTTAAGAAGCTGATTCAGTCTAATCCAAAGATACTAAACCTTGATGACTCTAAGAGTCTAGCCTCCCATGAGGAAGAGCGTAGATCCGGTATGGATGAGGACCAATCCCAGGCACAGGCGGTCAAGGACCTTATGGATAGCACTAGCACAGCCTTGAAACTCAAATGGGCTGACAGTCATGCGGACCACAAGCATATGCAAAGTCGCATAACTTCTGACCATGAGCATGTTGATAACATGCACAAACTGTCTGCTTTGCGTAAAATTGTAGAGTCAGATCCTGAGTTGATGGCTAAGTATCAAAAAGAGTCCGATGATGAGCAATTGATGGGATTGACTATAGGTAATAAGAACATGGGTAAGGTGTTACGTAACTTCCTAGGACTGAAAGGTGTAGGGGATGTTAAGAACGTAGAGCCGGGAGTAGAGTGGTCTTATGAGACTGGATTTGTACGTAGGGAACATGACGACAATAATAAGCCTATCCTATCGGTAGTAGACACTGGTAAAGATGGGGAAAGCTGGGATGAGCACACCATAGACCTAAATGAGGTGCGTGACTTTCTTTCTCAGGGTAAAAAGAAGTCGGAAGATACTTTAAAGTCCATAAGCAGCTATGACATTATCAACTGGAGGTGGTAGTATGGAGGACATTTTATTCCTAGTAGACTTGGACACTGGACACGACTTGGTTAAAGGAAAGAGTAACCGAGATGGGCTTATACAACAAGTTGTAACTTATGTACGGGACGGACATACAGTCACTAGAAAGCAATGGGTGCGTAGTGAATTTGCAGACCACGCTAAGAAAAATGAAGAAGAGAAAAAGAAAACCATACTAGAGGAACAGCAGCGCGCAGATAACAAGCATAAGAAGCAGTTGCAAGATGTAGCAGATAAAAAGAAGACGGAGGATAAGAGAACCAGCAAGAAGGTTAAAGCTAGAGCTGAGAAGCTATCCACCCAAGGCAGGGTGCATAAAGTCACTGATAAACAGGTGGAGGAGTATAAAAAGAAGCTTAAGCAGAAAGCTAAAGAGGGTAAGAAAGAGGAAAAGGAACGTAAGGAAGCCCAGACCAAGAGCCGTAAGAAGGATGAGAAGAAGGGTACAGCAGACAGTCATTCTCGCTTTGGTCAGTCAGACCAAACTAGGGCTGAGAGCAGAGCCCAGCAGAAGCTAATACAATAACCTAGGTGTTAATGGCATACTCATTTTGGGTATGCCATTTTTTGTCCCATATTGATTTTTTCTGTTATATACTGTGTACGATTAGGGAGGTGTTTTTATGGGCTTCAAAGATACTGTGACTAGGTTTTTTAGTCAGGGGAGTAGCTCTATACAACAAGAGCAAGGAGTAACCCCCACCTCTGAGGAGAGTGTACTGGCTAAGTCACAAGCAGCTCAAGAATCTAAATCTATTATAGAAGACCCTTTGGCCCTTATTAGCAGCTTAGGCTATAAAGATAAACCTGATTCCTTGACCTTTGAAACACTCAGGAATATGGCTAATAAGAACTCTGTAATTTCTTCCATCATAACTACTAGGGTAAATCAGGTATCCACCTTTTCTAAGCCTGCTAGGTATACCAGGGATGGAGTAGGGTTTGAAATTTCTCTTAGAGACCCTAAGGGAACTCCTACGGATAACCAGAACGCTGTCATGCTAGCTATGGAAACCTTTCTGGAGAACTGTGGTTGGAACTATGATCCCGGTAGGGATGACTTTGACTCATTCCTACGTCAGATAGTACGGGACTCCCTTACCTATGATCAAGTGACTTTTGAAGTGATACCTGACAGACTAGGCAGACCAGCAGAAATAGTGACTGTAGATGCTTCTTCTATTAGGGCTGCTGCTGTGGAGCCTAAGGAAGGTCACCACTATGTGACCAACGATGATTATTCCAGAGCTAAGACCAAATGGGTGCAAGTCTATCAGGGTCAGATAGTAGGGGAGTTTGATGGCAGTACCTTAGCTTTTGCAGTTAGAAACCCTAGGACAGACATCAACATCCAGCCCTATGGATTTTCTGAATTGGAGGTCCTTATAAAGCAGGTAACTTCTCATCTGTGGGCTGAAGAGTACAACTCTAAGTATTTCTCACAAGGAGGAACTACCAAGGGTATACTGAACCTTAAGGGACAAAACATATCTAAGGATCAATTGGATGCCTTCCGTAGGCAATGGACAGCTCAGCTTACAGGCATGACCGGGGCTTGGAAGACTCCAGTAGTTTCTGTAGATGGCCTAGAGTACATCAACGTTTCCCAATCCAACCGGGAAATGGAGTACGAAATGTGGATGAACTACCTTATCAACATTTGTTGTGCTGTATATCAGATTGACCCTGCTGAAATAAACTTCCCCAATAGAGGTGGTAGCGGTGGTGGTAGCGGTGGTGGATTAGGCGATGGAGGTATTGAGGACAGACTAAAGAACTCTAAGGATAAGGGACTTAGGCCTATTCTTAGGTTCCTAGAGTCTGTTATAAACAAGTACATCGTACGTAGATTTGGTGCTGAATACTCTTTTAACTTTGTTGGACTAGATAAAGAATCAGAACAAGAAAAGTTGGCGGTACTAGACAAGTCTGTTAGGTCCTATCGAACCATAAATGAGATACGTAAGGAAAAGGATTTACCGCCACTCGAAAAGGGTGGAGATGTTGTACTTGATCCTACGTTTACTAACTATCTGCTGCAACTGGAAGCCCAAGAGCAAGCAGAGCAAGCCCCTACTAATGATGGAGAGGTATCCGATGACCCAGAAGAGGCACAACAGCAACAGCAGGACCAGCAGATACAAGACAGCATAGGTGATCAATATAGTAGTGGCGATAGTAACTGAGGATTTGGCCTTATGTGATTTTATTTACATAAGGCCATTTTGATATTCACTATTAGTTAGGAGGTGAGGATATTGGATAATAGCTTTAGGTTCTTCCTTGAGGCCGATATATTCAAGTCAGAGGAGACAGAGCAACGTAGGACTATCCAGGGTTATGCATCTACTGCACACGAGGATAGACAAGGCGAGTCCTTGCTACAGAAAGGTTTAGATATATCAGATTTTGTAAATCACGGATATTTCAACTATGACCATGACAACAGTATCATTATGGGCTACCCTTATGCGGAGAAGTGTCATATTGATGATCATGGACTGTGGGTGGAAGGTGAGCTGCTAAAGGGTATCCCAGAAGCAGACAGGATGTGGGATTTAGCATTGGCACTTAAGAAGTCCAACGCTCCTAGGAGGGTAGGTTTCTCTGTAGAGGGTAAGGTGCTAAAGAGAGACGGAGGACGTATACTTAAGGCTAAGATCTATAACATAGCTATTACTGCCAACCCTGTTAACACTACCTGTTCTTGGGAAGCAGTGGCTAAATCATTTGCAGCGGTAGATGATGAGGTATTCATGGGTAAGTCCCTAGAAGCTGGTCATGAGGTCAATCCACTAGACATGGAAGGTGGAGAGGTTTTTCGTAAGGAAAGCCTAGAGAAAGACCTTCATAATCTATCGTATGTGATGGGCGATGATAGCAAGAAGAAATTACTTAAACAGAAGCTATCTACTAAGAAATCTTTGTCAACGAATGAGATAGCCCTGTATCTTCATTTGACCAAAGGTTGGTCACATGACAGATCTATTGAATTCATACAAAAGCACATTAAATAGGAGGTGCCATTTTAATATGTCTATGCCTACTAATAAAACTGATGACTTGATTAACAAGTCCTTAGAGGAAATTGACGCAATCGTAGGTCAGTACGGCAGCGAATTGAGCAAGGCGGTAGGAGATGAAGATATCTCTCCTGAAGATGTTGCTGAAGGTGCTGGTGAAGAAGAAGCTACTGAGGAAGATACTGCTGGTGACGATGGTGATGTGGATAACGATGAAGAAGCTGAACAAAACGAGCAAGAGGATGAGGAAGTAGAGAAATCCCTAGAGGATGACTTGAAATCCGACGAAAGTGTACGTAAGGCACTGGAAGTCAGCGAGTTCCTATCAAGCTTGGTTAAAGGCATTTCGAGTGACTTGCTAGTGCATAAGGATAGTATTGCTAAATCCCTTGAAGCTAGTGAACAGTCTAACGAATTGCTAGCAAAATCCTTTGCTGGTATCGCTAAATCCCAACGTGTGGTATTGGAGACTCAAGCAGAGTTGCTTAAATCCGTAAGGATTCTTAACAAGCGTATCAAGACTCTGGAAAGTCAGCCACAAGTTCGTAAATCTGTTTCTACTGCTCAAGAGGCTACTACAGTTATTGAGAAGTCCTTTAATGGGGTAGGTGCTCCTGCTGGTTCCACTCTGAGTAAATCCCAAATTTCAGCTAAGCTGTTTAAGGGATTTCAAGAGGGACAAGTAGAGCAAGGTGACTTGTTTGCATTCGAATCCCTTGGTACATTAGGTGCCATTTCTGCTAACGCACAAGCTTACGTAAACAGCAAATAATATAAACTACATTGTGGAGGTGCAAGGTACATGTCTTTTCAACAAATGATGACTAATGGACATACAGGGTTTGGTAACGCTACTCAATCTGATGTAGATGTACTGAATAAAGCCCTAGAAGCTGGTTATGAGGTCAACCCCCTTAACCTTGAGGGCGGTGGCGCATTCCGGGTAGAATCCTTGGAAAACAGCCTTAAAGTGTTGACATATGGTGATCAGCACATTAAATTCTGGAAGAAAATTCCTAAGCAAACAGCATACTCCACTGTTGAGCAATACGGTCAATTGATTGACTACGGTCGCCAACAAGGGGCGTTTGTAGGTGAAGGCGTGCTGCCAGACAGCAATGACTCCACCTATGCACGTAAGGCTGCTTTCGTGAAGTTCCTTGGAACTACACGTGAAGTATCCCACCCAATGACTTTGGTCAATAGTGCATTCGGTAACGTAGTGGCCCGTCAGAACCAAGATGGTATCCTATGGATGCTTAAGCAAATTGAACGTGCTTTGTTCTGGGGTGACTCCAAACTGGCTCCCGGTGGTGCAGAAGGCCTAGAGTTCGATGGATTGAATAAGATGATTGACCCAGGAAATACAGTTGACCTTAAAGGTAACTACCTTGAAGAGAAACATATCAACTGGGGCGCTCAAATGATCATCCAGAACTATGGTACTCCTACAGACCTGTACCTGCCTTTCGAGGTTATGGCTCAGTTCTCTCAAGAGTTCTTCCCTAAAGAGCGCGTGATCATGCCTACACAATCCGGCTACCAAGCTGGTGTAGTAGTTAACAAGTTCATGACTCATGGCGGTGAAGTAAACTTTGAACCGGATATCTTCCTATCCAAAACTAACCCTATCAACATGAATGCATCCAGCTTTAAAGCTCCTGCTGTTGGTACTTTGGAATTTACTCCAGCTTCTGACTTGGTAGTAACTTCGGGTTCTGACTTCCCTAAATCTGGTGCTGGCACTTATAAATACCGTGTGACATTCAATAATGCCCATGGTGAGTCCATTCCATCCAATGAGATTTCCGTTACTCTCACTGGTTCTGACTTGCAAAAAGGTGTACAACTGCACATTAAGAATCCTACTTCCACAGCATTCCCAATTGAATACATCCGCTTGTATCGTAGTGAGCGTGATGGTAACCAATTGTATGAAGTTGCTAAGTTCGCAGTTTCAACACCTCTGTCTGGCGCTGAAACCCTCTATGTTGATAAGTGTGAAGTAATGGCTAACACTTACACAGCATTCATGGGTGAAATGAGCCCTGACATCCTAGGATTTAAGCAATTAGCTCCTATGATGAAGATGGATCTTGCTACATTGGGTCCAGTAGTTCGCTGGATGATCCTGATGTATGGTGTTCCAGTACTGTACGCTCCACGTAAGTGGATGAGATTCACTAATATCAAAGCTGACGTACCGGGCACTATCGGAGTCTAATAGAGCCTAGCAGCACACAATGGGAGAGTGATATTCACTCTCCCATTTATTTTTCTTGTACTAAGATACGATTATAAAAGTTTGAACACCAAAATTGAGGAGGTAACATATATGACATATAAAGTTTCCAACCCCACATTGGCAGGTAAGAAAGTAGCAATATCCACTGAGGAAGTACAGTTCGATGAACTGGGTGTAGGTGAGATCCAATCCGAGGAAATTTACACTTCTGTACTGTCTTTGGCTAATTTCCATGCCTATGAGAAGAGTGAGGCAGAAAAGGCAGCAGAAGCAGCAGCCGCTAAAGAAGCTGAGGAGAAAGCTAAGGCCGATGAAGAAGCTGCTAAGAAGGCAGAGGAAGAAGCTAAAGCCGCAGAAACTGCTAAGACAGAGGATACTACTAAGGCTCCCACTAAGAAAAAATAATAGGGGGTATGACCTATGAAGTTTGAGGAGATAAACAGTACCTTTCTTAGAGAGAACTACTTGTTTGGTGTTCCTCTGGAGGATATGTACGGTAACAAGATGAAAGAGGGCATGTTAGACCACTATATCAAGTCTGCTATTGAGCACACCCAACGTATGTTGCAGATACTCATCCAGCCTACAGAAATAGTGGATGAGGTGCATGACTACTACTCCAATGACTTTATGCAGTGGTCCTTCATGATTCTACACAGAAGGCCCATATTGAAAGTAAGCTCTTTGTCTATGTATTTTGGTGGTACCGAGATGTTCCGTATCCCTATAGATTGGGTTAGGACGTACCCAAATTCAGGCCAAATACAGCTATTTCCAGTATCTGGATCATCTGGTAGCCTCATATTGACATCTAATGGCTCATTTATGCCTACTATCCTAGGACAGTACCAAAATGCTCCCGGTTTGTGGCGTATAAGCTACACGGCAGGCATAGAAGATGTACCTGAGGATATGGTTGAGTATATAATGAAGCGTGCATCGGTAGGTATCCTACAGGTGTGGGGTGACTTGATCATCGGCGCAGGTATAGCCAACCAGACTATCAGTATAGACGGTCTATCCCAATCCATAGGTACAACCCAGTCTCCTGAGTTCTCAGGTGCAGGTGCTCGTATCAAGAACTACATGGATGATATGAAAGAGCTGGAAAAAAGGCTCAAAGACACTTATAACGGCATCAACATGACAGTTATATAGGGGTGTTAACATGAGCGAGAATCCATCAGGTTTCATGGCCCCTAGGGCTGACTTTAAGCCTGAAATTTTTGATACTGCTATCAGGCAAAAGGGTTACAGGGTGATCTGGGAACAAGGTATGTTCTGTTCCTGTTATAGGGCTTTAAATGGTCAGCCTGACTTTAACTGTACTGCTTGTGGGGGCAGGGGTTATGTATACTTTGACCCTAGGGAGACTAGGGTCGTAGTAACCTCTATCAGTGGCAGAAAGGAACAGGAACACATAGGCTTAGCTGAGCAGGGTGGAGCCTATCTGACTCCCTTAAGTACTGACAATGTGGGATTCCGAGATAGGTTTACTTTCTTGGACTTCACTATGAAGTATTCGGAGCTCCTTACAAGGGGATCAGATACAATTGATATACCTAGATACGACATAATTGATATCATCTGCGTACGTGTTAGGGATAAGATATACAATCGTAATATACACTTCACCATCCCTAAAGATGGTAGTAGCATCAATTGGACTGGGAACCACCTGCCTGAGGGTACAGTTTACGCAGTTCTGTATACAACTCTAGCTAGGTATATAGCCATAAATCCTATACATGAGCTAAGAGGGACATATACTTATTACAAGACTCAGGTAGAGAAATTTGTACCGCTGCCTAAACAGTTCCAGATCAAGCGAGAGGATTTGGTGGCTAATGTGGAGAATCCAGCTGGATAAATTGTACCTAGACGATGATGTAATGAAGTTTACAGAGGAGGCTGTGGAAAATTCCCTTGAGGAGCTA